ATACTACAAAGAAAAGATAAAGCTTTGCGGGTGCTTCATGCATCACAAGGTAAAGTATAGGTTTACTTCATGCCCGGCACGTAAGTGGAACGCATTAGACTGGAGTGAAACCGAAATACAAAAACTCGATGAATTTATTCAGCGCATAAACGGTGCGCCGAAGATAAGCCAAGAAGATACGGCCCTTCTTTACTACTGGCTAGGTAAGGTCACAAAGAAACATGAGCAGCCAAGTCAATGCGCCTCGTGTATACGTGACCTGATTAGTGAGTTTAGAAGGCAGCTAGGAAAACTTAACGAACATAAACAAGCAAAACAGTAACAATATGCCATTACCAACACCAAACACAGACGAATCAAAGAGCGCATTCATAGCACGCTGCATGAGTGATGCAAAGACGAAAGAGGAATACCCCGATACGCAGCAACGTATTGCGGTGTGCATCGTCCAGTATGATAGGAAGTAAATTGTTTTTATCAAATTTTTACAAATGTTTGAGAAAGGAAAATCAGGCAATCCAAACGGCAGGCCCGTTGGTGCCATAAGCGACAAGGTCAAAATGTGGAATGAGTTAGGTGAATGGTTTGTGCAAGAAGGCGCAGCCAAGTGCATGCGCATCATGAATGATATGGAGGATGAAGAATACATCAAACACTATACTGCGCTACTTGAATACTTCAAACCAAAACAGGCCCGCATAACGCACAGCGGTGATGAGAAAGCACCTGTTATCATTCAAGTCCACAGCGATCTGTAACAAAACCCACACAAAAACTACAATACAAAGAGCATGAAATTAAAGTTCAGCATAGCAGCAAACGCAAAGGGCGTGACCTTAGCCAAGTACATCGACTACCAAAACGCGGTCGATAAGCTTGAACAGGTGCGCGTCATAACAGGCAAGAGTACGGATAGCATAAGACTACTTCAATCGAATGTGATAGATGATATCATAATGAGATTTGAAGCAGCCATAAAGCTAGGTAGTAATGACTTCGAACGCAAGGTGCGGGTGGGTGCTATTGAGTTAGGCTTTGTGCCTAACCTTAATGAGTTGACCTTTGGTGAATACATCGACTTGGATTCTAACTGTGCCGGGGTGTGGAAGGATGGTAAGATAAACGGTGAGGCAGCATTTAAAATGATGTGCATACTATACCGACCGATTAAAGCTAAATTCGGTAAGTACTACGACATAGAAGCATACAACCCGAACGCCAAACGCAAGTACGAAAATGAAGTGTTGCAGTTGACACTTGACCATGTGATGAACGTGCTTGTTTTTTTTTCGAATTTAGAAACCGAACTGTACAACAGTTCCCTAGATTATTTAGCAAAGGAGATAACGGAGATAGTGAAGGAGATGAAGGAACAACCCCAGACGGCTTAGCCGTGTACGGTTGGTTCCACATCATAGAAGTGCTTGCTGATAGAGATGTGACAAAGTTTGATATGGTAACAGAGCGTGGTGTGATGGAAGTGTTCACACACCTAACGTACTTAGCCGATTATGCATATGTGCAAAAAGTAGAAATGAGAAAACATAGCAGATAATGAATAGTTACAATTATAGCTATAACGTACTAATCAACCGACTTGAAGCATTTGCTGCAGGTCACTTTTTGATTAAGCGATTTACGCACGGTCAAATTGATTTGGCTGATATGGATCAAGATGAACAATACCCGTTCATGCACGTGGTGCCTAACAACATCAGCCCGGTAGATGGGGGCATGCAGTTTGATTTCCAAATCATATTTGCCGATATACCGCGTGACAAAGAACTTAAGGCTGAATACCAACGCGAAGTTATAAGCGACTGTGTACGATTAGCACAGGACTTAATAGCTGAGGTGAAGAATGGTTTGGTGTTGTTTGGATTCGATGTGCAGCTAGTCACTAATCCTACCATTGAGCCATTCATGGAGGAATATAAGAACACGTTAACGGGTGTTACTTTCTCATTGCAGCTCGAAGTGCCATGGGACTGGAGCGCGTGTGACATTCCCGCAATATGGTCGGTTGGTGGTGCATCAGGTAGCGGCGGCAGCGGCACGGGCTATGGCATCACACTTCGCACCAATGGTGTAGATAATGCAGTTCAAAACATACTTGACTTAGTAGAAGGCACCAACGTGACCATTACAGACAATGGTAATGGCAGCGTGACCATTGATGCTTCGGGTGGTGGTGGTGGTGGTGGTGAATTTGTATCTACTGAATACAACGTAAACCATACAACCGCACTTGGAAACCCTTACCAAATAGGTGACCGCGTGTGGTATAATGGCAGCGTGTACAGGTGCATTGCAAACAATGATGCAATCAATCCTAGCAACCCTACGTACTGGACACTTGTAAGCGTAGGTTACAGGTTGCGTCAATCCCCGGTAGATTGGAGTGCAACTAGTGGCGATTTTCAGATTTTGAATAAGCCAACTATACCTGAGAGCATTGATGACTTAAATGATGTAGACATAACAAGTCCACAGCAGGACGATGTGTTGTTGTTTGATGCGCCCACAAATGAATTTATAAACGCGCAACTTGCAGCCGTTGCATATTCAAATGACTACAACGATTTGGATAACTTGCCAACTATACCAAGCGGCACGGTCACATCGGTTGCTCTCACTGTTCCGTCGGCTTTTAATGTTACAGGCTCACCAATTACATCAGCGGGTACGCTTGCAATAACGGGTGCAGGACTTGCAACGCAATACGTGCGTGGTGATGGGCAACTTGCTAACTTTCCAACAACAAGTGGCGGTGGTTCATCAGTTAGCTACTATCTAAACGGCTCAATAAATCAAGGTACAATAGGTGGCAGCACCTACTACCAAATGAGTAAGACCGCTGTATTTGGTGCGGGTACGGATTTCACACGAACGAATGCACAGGGTAACGGATTGATTGCACAATTCATTACGGATGCTAATGATCCAAATGTGTTGTTAGTGCCGGGCGGTAACTTTAACCTTGAACTTTATTTTAGTGCTTCATCAGGTGGTGGCACACCATCGTTCTATGTTGAGTTGTACAAGTACGATGGCAGCACATTCACGCTATTGGCTACCGATGTAGCAACACCTGAAGGTATTACGAACGGGACAACTATCGACGCGTACTTCACAGCACTCGCAGTACCTCCGACGGTCATGACCTTGACTGATCGGCTAGCTTTGCGTGTCTTCGTGACGACCTCAGGCCGCACTATATTACTGCATACTGAAGATAACCACTTAAGCCAAGTAATTACAACACTTAGCACGGGAATCAATGCAATCAATGGTCTAACCTCGCAAGTGCAAAACCTTGCAACGGGCACAGCCGGGACTGATTTTGCTATAAGCAGCACAGGAAGTACACACACGTTCAACCTACCAACGGCAAGTGCGGCAAATCGTGGTGCATTGAGTAGCGCAGATTGGTCTACATTCAATGGTAAGCAAGATAGCATAGGACTTACTACGGTAGGTACTAACCTTGCAACACTTGCTAACCCATCTGCTATACGATACGTACGCATTAATGCAGATAATACGGTAAGTGCTATATCACTTGCTACTTTAAAAAGTGAACTTGGATTGTTACGTGGTGTGCAAGCAACAAACCTTACCAATAACAACACATCAGCTAACACAAACATCACAGGTTGCACGGTTGCACTTGAAGCAAACAGTACTTATATAGGAAGGCTTGTTGTATCATCTGGCTTTACCACCACTACAGGATTTAGTTTGCTCTTTACTTTCCCATCGGGTTCAACAATGAACGTGGGGCAAATATCAACTGCTGCCGTTAGTGGTCAGTTCATGCAATGGCAAGCGGTAACAAGCGGAACGGGTTTGACTAACCGACTTAATCAGGCAAATAACCAAATAGGTCTCGCAGTTATTGAGATATTTATAAGCACAGGCGTAAACTCAGGTAACCTAACACCCGCTTTTGTAACATCGAGCAACGGTCAAACAGCAACCGTATACGGTAACGCAACATTCATTCAACTTGAAAAAATATAATTATGAGAGATATACAACCGCTAGATATTTGGAGTAACGGTGAAACGAAAACCGCCGTGTGCATGAAGCTATATATTAGCTATGATGACTTGACTGCAACAGCCGCACTGGTGTATTCCCTGTGCGATGTAGATGGGCGTAACATCTACGATGGGCAAGTAATATTCGATGGGCAAACCTACATCGATTGGGGTAGTAGTGGCGACTCGAATAATGAAGCTTACATTATTGCCGCATCAATGCTAAATCTGACATTAAAATAATGGCTGATGAGTTTGAAGAAATACTAAACGAGTATGCGCTTGCCGTAGTGGAGCGTGCGCAATCTAACCTGCGTATCAAAAGACGCGTGCGCGGTAAGATGGTCAACCGTGTTGCAAGTGGTAATCTCTTACGATCGCTATACTATAAAATCAATATACGCTACAACAAACCCACTATTGACTTTACCGTAAGCAATGACGAAGCGGGCAAGTATGCAGATGTGATTGAGTTTGGCAGAAGACCAGGGGCACGAGCACCCCGTTCTGAATACATTGAATCGTGGATACGTGAGAAGTTAAAGATAGGAGGCTTTAAACTACGCAATAGGCAAGGGCAATTTGTTAAGACCACAGAGAGTCGCATAAAAAGTGCAGCCTTTGCCATAGCTCAAAGCATTGGTAAGAATGGTATACAAGGCATCAACTATTACGGCGAAGCCATAGATGATACATGGGACGAATACAAAGACAAGTTGATGGAAGGATATATCAAAGGAATAGAACAAAGACTACTATTAAATAAAAGATAATGGCAATAACAATTAACGACCAACCATATGAGTGGGCAGTACGTGGGCAGAAGCTAATGATCGTTGCAATAAGTGATGCAACAGCACAGCCGGGTTTTCGTTATGGCGTGCAAATCATTTTACAGGGTACTCCATACAATTTCTTTGTAGCTCCTGCACCTGATACACGGTTGTATTTTGACATGCAATCACTAGTCAATGATATGCGCAACAGCGAGCCACTTAATTACCACCTTGATACTGACAATACGCAAGACGATGCGAGCAAAATAACATATGATTTTACACTTAGTGAATGGTGGATAGTCAATGGAGTGCTAACCCAGAATGAAGGGAGCGAGGTTAATGGTGTAGACGGTATAATAATCAATGGCTACTATCAGATAAAGGACGGATATAAGCCATCACCCGAAAGCGGTAATTCAGCCGTCAAGTATTCCTTGACAAATGCCACATCGTATGCAATGAGTGACCGTATTATAGGCACTAACAATTGGCCTTTGGCTGCAACATTCTTGACTACGAATAACAACGTAATGATTCCTGTATTTGAATCCGACTACGGCGTGCTGTGCATACCCGGTAACGATTCCTATTTGAGCAACAACGCAGCGGATAATATTCTTATTCAGATACTATCAAGCACAGGTGTACCAACATCGCAAAGCATACCATTGAATGCATACGATATTGAAGCTTTGCCTGTGTATCCTGGCAACCTTAATGACTGGACAAGCTTAACGGTAAAACCTTCATTATTTCCTAATTGGAGATACTATCAAGTGGTAATACGTAATAGTTCAAATAATTCAGT